CTAAAGATCTGAGTTGTCCAAAGGTGGACCCAGGCCCTGTACCAAGTACCCGAGCATCATTCCCAAGTCGTCGGAGTTCTTCAACTGCCTCTTCCCTGGTCATGCCACTCCACCGCTCGGGCATCGACCCATCAGTGGACATGAGTGCGTCGCGCATCCTTCTGTACTCCGCACTGTCCTCTCGGCGTTCACGATCACCCTCTGGTGTCCCATAAGGTGCGTTCCGGCGGACGCTTCGATCAAATTCGCGGAAGGAGCGCAGGCCGCCGCTAGCGTCGTCGTCCATTTGCCGGTCTCTTGCTACGTCATATGGATCAGGAGGCCCGGGACCACGACGCAACCCGTCCATCTCCATGAGTGCATCAGGATCGCCATTAAAGGCAGCCTCAGAGAGATCCCTAATGGCTTTCTGCCATTCTTCAGGGAGATCTTTGATCGGTTTATTGAGTTGTGCATCCAGTTCATCTTCGTCGAGGGTGGATGTGAAATCTTGCAGTTTGCTCCAACCATCCTGTGGAAGTTCATCAGACAACTCGTCCAATGTGTAGTCCTGCATTGCACTACGGAAACGGTCCCACTGGCGTTCGTACTCTTTTTCGTACTCTGGATCATCGTCCGGCTGGTAGTAGGCATCGGATCGGCTTGAACTGAGACCCTGCCGCATTCTCCTAGCCGAACGGTCGCGATCAGCGGGGGTACGACGGGCTGTGCTGGGAGTGCCAGGAAGGTTTGGTTTACCCGGTAGTGCGGGACGCTCGTAGACGGTGCCTTCCTGAACGAGCATGTCGAGATCAGCGTCTCGTGCATCGGCATCGAACCCAGCAGCGCTACGTCCAGCCCCTTGACCAATACGTCGGGCACGGCGAGCCCCTTGGCCGATCGCCCGCCCCAACGCTTTAGTTTCCATCTCTCCTTGACGAAGAAGATGCCTAGTATTGACAAGTGCTTTGGTCTGGAGCAGTTCCCTGACCGTCCTACGAACAGAAGAACTATCTGGGACAAGGTTCCGTCCAGACAGGCGAGCCTTTAGAAGCGTACTGGAATGACGCGAATCAGTTAAAAAAGCATGCGCTTTGTAGTCAAGGGCGAGTTGGCGCGACTTCTTCGAAATGCCAACGAGAGGAACATGAGTGAGCCCGAGTCCGGTCGAGTTGTTGGGCAACCACTCAGATTCAACGAGAACAAACATTTCGGGTGTGGGAATTGTTTCGGGAGACTTTTCCAGCATGTCTTCGACATCGAAATGAAGGCGTCCGAAATGCCCCAGTTCTACATCTGGCGGCAAACCCTCTTCGAAAGTTTTGATTTCGCCCGCGTTGTACAGGTCGGCCCACTCTGACCCCGCAGCATGAAATCCGTAACAAATGGAACCTGAACCGTTTTTGACAACAAGACCAAATGGTTCACTACGGACGGTATCGGTGGCTACTGCGTAATACTTCACTTTGAACCTCCGACCATACCAACAATGCGTTTGAGGCTGTTCCTCAAGATGCCGAGCCGAGTATCAAAGATAGTTTCAATGATTGCAAGGTGAGCCGTTTCTGCGGGAGTCAATTCGCCATTCCTAGTGAGACTTTGACGGAACAGAGTTGTGTCATATTCTTCCGCACGTTGAATCAATTTAGTCAACTGCTGTTGGACGAGACCTCGTTGCGCTGCTTGGAGAGAATCGAAATATTTGCCATACAAACCGTCCGGCTGAAGAGAACGCATCTCTTCTATCCGTCGTTGTGCAGCCTCTCTGATCTTAAGTTTATCTAATGGAACCAAATCTGAGGGGTTGTCTGCCGCAACCAGCCGTGTTTTATCTTTATTACTAACCGTCGACAGGGACGTTGGCAACCTCTTATTGATTCCGGTTACAATATCAGCGATCAACATGGCCGTCATCTCTCGCGGGGATGCGTTGTTGACTGTCTTTCGCCTATCGATCATCCCACCCTCTAGAGTTGAGGCTGCGTCTTGCAATAGGTAACGCCGTTTGTTTCCTTTGCCGACAAAAGCAACATCTGGAGAACTGAGACCTAAGTGATGTTGAATCTCGGAAGCAAAAGCAGCATGCAGGTGTTCAAAGTCGTTCTTCGAATTCCTAATAGCGTATTGCCGTTTCTGCGGAGTCGTAACCAGTTTCTTGGTTACCTCCAAAGCGTTCTTTTCTCGCAAAGCCTCTTCGAGAATGGAGGGGGCGATATCTGACAGGTTCCCACCTTGAGAAATGTGAGCCAACGCCTCGTTGATGCTGGTGATTTTCTCTGATTCTGGTACTTCGGGTTCCGGTGCCTTTGATGGTGCGCGTTCCGTTACCCCTGCTGCCGTCGGTTTAAGTGCCTCTGCCCCCGTGGGTTTAGGTGCCCGAGTGCTGCCGCCCTCAATCACTTGGATGCCATCGCCCGTCTCTTCGGAGACATACTGGAGTCGGGACAGTTCGTCATCTCCGGCTTCCCGTTTCATTGCGGCGTTGACCGTGCGACCGAGTTTCCTTCGTTCACCGACGGTGAGTTCTCGAACTTTGGCTATCGACACGCTCGTACCGTCATCTCGCACATAGGTCAGGTTGGTGACGCCGGTATTTGACAAAAGGCCGAGTTCCTCTCCACCAATCCCTTCCGACCCGATGCTCATCATGTAGGTCGCGCCCTCCATGTCCCTGTTGTCAGGAATGGTTCTCAGTACCGCTGGCGTGACAACCGGTTCCAAATCGAACCCGTCTCGACGAATCATGCGATGAGCCTGGATGTCTGGCTTACCCATCTGGGGGATCAACTGTTGAACTTTTTGCCTCTGGAGTTGCTTGTTGGCAGGACCGACCCGGGGGATAGTCCTGTTCGGATCACGCCTCTCGCTTTGCCCAGGAATGTCGCGTCCTCGACCCAACGCTGTCGACTGAGGTGCTTGCGCCCCCACTGTCCCTCGTGCGGAACGGCGGATGGCTGCAATGGTTTCGCCAAGAATGCTGGGGAAGTCGAACAACTGCTGGCCACAAGTGGAAAGTTCGGAGTCGGTAAAACGTCCTCCATACTGGAAACCCTCCGGGCATCGGTAGGATCGCTCCCGTCCACGAATACCACGGCCCGGCAAACTCCCCATACCCGGGGTGAGCGCCGAATAAAGCCTGGATCTCACTGGGCTGCGAATCCGACTGACGTTGCCGGGCGTGAGCATGGAACCAACGGCCTGCACCGACTGTCCCAGTCGACTACTAGAGCCGACCAGCCCGACTCGCTTCACGCTGTATTGACGAGTGTTCCCATTCCGCTTCGACAGGGCCTTGTAGTTGATGACCGACTCGATGTCTGCGCGATGACCACAGATGAATCCTGAAGGTCGCGGCTTAGAAAGGTCAGCAAGAATAACCCGCTTTATGGTAATAGTTACATTTTCACCAGGGCAACAAGAGGCGTCTTTCGTATAAGTGTAACTAAGTTCCATTACTCACATCCGCAATCGCCAGGAGAGAAATTGACACTCATCAAACTGCCGACTTCATCTTCTCCTTCTATTTCCCAATTCTCGTAATTTCTGAGATAGGAAACGAAGGAGGGTTCCATGTCTACGAAGTCGCGAAGCACACCCGAAGCGTGCTTAAAATCAGCATCGGTTACTACTGGATTATAGTTGCTACCACCCAGTGAATCTTTGACCTCTGGGAAATCTCCAAAGAAGAAATCTTCTTCATAAACAAATTCATCGCCAAAAGCATCTTTCTTTCCTTTTTTGATGCGCTTCTTGAAGCGTTTACGCATCCGCTTTCCCCACTCGTCATCTGTCCACCCCGGCGTCACCTTCCGGAGTTTCCCCTTGCAGTTCTTCATGCCGGGATGATGGCATCCCTCGTTGGGCCATTTACCGGTGGTCTCATGGTGAAGCCACGCGCAGATGCGTTCCAACGGGTACAACTCCGGATGGTTGGCAAGGATGACTCGGCAACGTGTGAACCCGCCAGGCTTTTTCATAATCGGCCTCCAGTAACGGAGGAGTCGTTCGAGATTTCCACGACGAGGGCCGCGACCGCGAGTGATGGAAGTCAGCCGCTCCTGCGGAAGGTCTAGCAGAATATCCTGCGGTCCTTTAATCTGATAATCAGATTCAGTTTCCATTGTGCCTGCTCAGTATTCTGCGAACCGTTGGTTCGGTGCCGATTGAATGACGGAGCCCCCACAGGGAGGCATCCTGTGTATCCCTGAAATCGCGATCAGGTGTTGACACACTCATATCGAATACGGTTTCTTCGAGCAAAGTGTGCCGGTCTTCGTGGTGAGGGTCTGTGCCCGTTTCCAGTTCTCGTAGGCGACCAATGAATTCGTCGATACTTTCATCTTCGTTCTGTTCGATGTCGCCATCGTCAAACAATTCGTCTCGTCTGGCTCGCCAGCGTTCGTCAGCCATATGGTTCCTGCTTTGTCGTATTTCGCGCTAACCGTTCCAACTGGGGAGACTGTCGTAGCAGTTCTTCTCTGCGTAGAAGTTCGTCGCGAGCCAGATGGATTCGGGTTGCCCGGCCTTCATCTATATTAACCTTTGCCGTGAACGGCTGGTTGCGCCTCAGCCATGCAGTTAGTTTTTTCAATGCGCCATGTTGTGTGGAGTTTATGGGGGGTCTGATAGACAGTCCCGAAGTGAGCGCTGCACCAAGTTCTGCAAAGAACTCATGATGACGAGCACTCATTCCGTTGACCAGTGGCATCATTCCGGCCTGGCGGTAAGGGCGCTGGTCGATCCATCCCATGTAGGGAGCCCACTTGATTATGCGTCCGTTGGCCAGTTCGTATTCGAAACCGATGTCTTCTATCAGATCCATTATCCCATCAATTTCTGCTTCGCCGAGATCGTCGAAATGGAATGCCGACCTGCCGACGTGTTCCAGATACGAAGATATGTTTTTCAGTCCAATATCTCTTTGATCACCGGTTGCGTGTCGTGCATCTTGTGTGAGTTTGTCCATCCAGTGCTCTACGAGTTCATCTAGTGCCCCACTCACCTCGTCTGCTGGTAAATCCTCATCGAGGAAAGGTAGTACGTCACGCCCTTTGCCGAGTTTGGGTTTCTTGTCGGATGGCATGTCTGCCAAGGTTTTTCCCGGAATGTCCCCTCTGATCAGGGTTTCCTTGTACCAAGAGCGATCGATTTGGCCCACGCTGCGTGTCAAAGCATCGATGAGGATACGGGTGCTGTCAGGGTCGAGTGCGGGAATAATTGCCCCCTCTTGCATCAGCATCTCCGTATGGGTTCCATCCGGATGGGCCACCAGGCCGTGCATTTGTATCTCAGGTGTTCCGTGTTCGAGCATTATCTCAAATGCGTCCGGCGTGTAAATGAAGTCGTTCACGGGGGCGCTGGTTGGCACGCCACCCACCACGGCGAATTGATGTTGCGAAACGGTGATTAGAGATCGTCCGGATAGGGGCTGGGTGTAACTGCCGCCGTATTTTCCGGTCGAACGGGTTGGGTCCAGATCGACTGCCCACAGTGGGGTTCTTTGTGGTCCGCCACTGATGTCGTCTCCAGCGAATGCGTTGCCGTGAGCGTTTCGGTGAGCGTGTTCGGAACCAAATACGTTGAGTAAGTGCTGACGCGTCAGCAGGTCACCCACTTTGGCTTCCTCACCCAATGCCGCATCACGGTCGCTAGTCCCGTGGAGTTCCGTTGGATCAAGATCAAGAAGGTTCTCTACGACCGAACCGGTAAACATTGGGTGGCTGTTGAGGAACGTGGCGATGTCGTCTGTAATGAGGACCGGTTCGCCGTCTGCCCCCATGATCGGTTGTTTCAGATGTTCGGCAAGACCTTCCAAGGACTTACGGCTGGCGGCTCGCAACTCTGCCACTTCGCTGTCTGACCCGCTGCCGCCCAACAGGGTTTGGGGGGCGGCCAGACCTATCATGGCTATTGTTTTTTCGGAGTTGAGGTGGGTTACATACTTTGGGAGCGTTTTGGCCAGACGTTCCGATACGACGGTTTCCAGGGCGCGTCGTTTTTGTCTGTCCGTCATATGGGAAGTCAGTTGTGTCCTGATGAAATCTTCCAGACCTTCCATGGTGGTTCCACCCTCACCAACATGCTTTTTGATGGCCTTAACGAGATCGGCGCGCATTGCCATGTAATGATCTGCATGGGAGAACTCGTGGTGTGCAACATTGGATGCAGCGTGTCGCGTTGCTTCTTCGTGTTGTTTCCTGACCTTTTTTTTGCGTCGAGTTGGCCTGGGTGTACCTACATGTACTCCCAGTCGGGGGTCCGTGTGTCCCCTGGTGGTATGTGGGGTGTTCCAGTTGTCTGTTGGATCAAGTTCCCATCCGTAGTCGCTGTTCATCATGTGCGGCTCATCTAGTTCAGCCATGAAACTCATGTAGATACGCCTGGCCATCATGTCCATGGAAGCATCGCCGACTCGTTTCGGGTCTGCTCGCGGGCTGAAATTGGCGTCCAAATGTTGGTCCCAGTAACGCTGTCCGTCTTGCATCTGAGCAGCCATGGGGGAGTTTCTGTCCGGATGATTTCGTCTGTGATCGTTTTCAGCCAGAGGAGTGTCTGACTTGTAAGCGATGCTGATTGTCGGCTTCTCGTCTTCCTTGAGTATCAGTTCGCCATTCTGATCAAAGTCGAATAGCGTCCCGCCTTCATACATTGCCCATCCGTCTGCTTGAAAACTGACCTGCGGAAGGTCACGTTCGTCTCGGGTTCTGAAACTGTGGACTTGCAGGTTTGCATCCTGAAGGTTCGGATTGAGGCGCAGGTGTTCCAGGAGCGCGTAGCCAACTTCTCTTTCCACGGGACCCATTTCAGACGGATTAGAAACTCCTCCATCAAATTCTGATCCTTCTCCGTCCGCGAATCCGGGATGGGCTTTTTTGAGGGCCGTCAACATCTCTTCGCGGGTTCGGATTGGTTCACCGCCGCTGTACGCCTTCTCAACCGCCCTGTGTTTGCGATCCATTATTTGTCGTGATTCCTTGGGATCGATGTCGACATAGCGGTCTGGGTTCTTGTGGAATTCTCTCCAACCTTTTCCGTCACGCGTCCATCCGCGCTCAACGCCACTATCGCTATCGCCCCTGCGGCTCTGAAGACCCTGCTGTCTGGAGCGGCGCGCCATTCGTCGAGGCGAATCGGGCACACCGGGAAGTGCTGGCCGTTCCCACGGAGTCCCTTCCTGAACAATCATGTCCATGTCGGCGTCTCTGGCAGTGGCATCGAAACTGCCCCCACGGGCAAGACGCCGACCAGCCCTGCCGATCCCCCTGCCGAGCGCCTTCTCGTGAAGACCTGCCGCTAGGAGACTCTTGAATTCTGAAGCCCGATTACCGCGCTTTTCGCTGGCCTTCTTGCGCTTCTGATGTTCGGGAAAATTCGTAACAACAGGAACACTCAACAAGAGTTCTTTGCGTGGCTCGATGCTGTGCTCCCGGAACACCCTATGCCAACGCTTTGCGAGCGCTCCGTCTCGTCCATGCCATAAGAAGTCGTGAAACTTGGTGTTGGTGATTTCTTTCCAACCCTTGTCTCCAGAAACTTTCATCATGTAAGGGAAAAGATCCATGAAGAAAGGTTCTTGACCTGGTCGGACGACGGCACCGTCGTGATCTTCTTCCTTGTCGATGAGGAAGTAAACCCTGTCATCATAATAAGTGGCTAGAAGAATTGCACGCATCAGACTACCGAAACTGTTGGATCATAAACTGGAATAGGTCGACGAACGTCGTCTACTAGAGATTTTCTTTTTCTAATAATGTCCGCTCGGATCAGATGCTGCAACAGTTCGTAAACGTTACTATTGGGACTGGGCTTATTTCCGCCCCATGCGGTTGGTGGAAGAGACAACCATGTCTCCGGATTGAAGTAATCGATGGAGTCATGGTTTGGAAAAACCGTTTCAAGACCCAGTTTCCTTAGTTCACGCTTCTTCTCCAACATCCCTAAATAGTTTCTCATATAGAGTGCGTAGTGGTGAGCCTTCGAAGATCCGTACTTGGAGAACAGTTGGTCCAACTCTGCATCCGAGAGATTGAATGGTGCTAAGGCATCCACGAGGTCCTGATGATTGCGACCCATGTCTCCGGGGGCCAAGTCCTCAGGAACGTTGAATGTTCCGGTCGGCATGCTGACATGTTCAACGTCTTCGAAATCGAAACCTCCCGGCACAAGCGCTTCGGCATACCGATGTGACACGCTGGCTGCCTGTGAAGGACTCACATCGTTCCGAGTCGCCCTCCGGTGAACGTCGGGATCAAGCACGCCGCTCCAGTCGCCCGTGAGGCTCCCATTTAGAAGAGACATCACATGCATCCGGTTTTCCCCCGACGATCTTGACGTTTCCGGGAACAACAGTGCCGCAAGTAAATCGTCGGCGTTGGTTGAGGTCAATGTGGTTGGTCGTTTAGCCCCCTGGATCGCAGAGTCGCCGAATATGACTCCAGAATCATTGGCGCGATCTGCCTTCAATACAAACTCTATTGACCCGGTGCTGGTTTCGCCATACACCCATGTCGCTGGCCCGCCCGGGGAGATGCCGTTGTCTGCCCAGTAGTCGGGGAGAAAATCTGGATCGACTGCGTTCCCGAAATTGGCTCGGCCTGATCCCCGATCCTTATCGCGGGCTTCCAACCATGCGAGTTTTAGTCTGCGAGATTCCTTGTGATCCACATAACCGCTGATTGGTCGAACCTCTGCTGGAGCGTCCATGGGGACACCCCACGTCAGTTCCAGTTGCCTGCGTTCATATGCCCCTGAGTGCTGAGAAGTGACTTCGTGTGTTGACTTTGCCCGCCTGTCTGGATCTGCGAGTAACTCTTCAGCCCTGCCACGTTTGGCGGCGATACGAATCTTGGGATCAAAATCGCTCACATACTGCCGCACGGCCTGTCTGAGACGGTCCAAGACCTCTTCGTCGGTACTTGTTGCCATGAGTTTGCGAACCGCTGGCGGCAGGGGAACATTGACGAAGTTCTCACTCCGTTGATCGCCATAATCGATCGCCCATTCCGTTCCGCGAAAGGTTTCAATCGCATGACGCGCCTCGTCTAGAGCGCGCCCGACCTTCTCATCGCGAGTGCCAATAGTCCAGTCATAGTGTCCTCCCCCCAGTCTGGGAGTGTGGTCTCCCTCTGGCGTGCCGTGGTCCTCCCGTAATTTGCGAATGGCCTCTTCAACCCAGGTGTCGTCAGGGTTGAAAATGTCACCCGTCGCACCACCCACGCCGTTCTCTGTCCTGACCGCTTGCCGCTCGTTGTCTTTGTCCTGCATGCGAGCCCTGGTGCCACGGTCGGCACTGCCACGCGATGACTTGAGTGCCGCCCGATTGTTGTTGTTGAATTCCCGACGGTCGCGTCGTTCTGTTCTGGCCAGGTACTCGAAGTCTTTAGCCAGTTCTGCTAGTTCGTCCTCGTTCTGAGTTCCCCTGCGAGAACGCATGTTTTCCGTGAGGCGTTCCTGTTGTTCTCCGAGACTCGTCCGCAACTCATCGTTACGGCGGGAGGCCAAGCCGCCCACACGTTCATATTCGTCGCGGAATTCAATCGGATCTCTTTGCTCTCGGTCCCGATCCCAGGCGGCTTCTCCATGGTTTTTCCAGAAGATGTCTTCGAACAGTTTGCCACCGCCGCCCCTCCCGGATCCTGGCTCCCTCTCGCCGCCCGTAAAGAGAACCTCACCCCCAACGCTGACCTCTACGTCGAACGGTACGAACGCGTCGTTGATTCCGTCGTGCGTCGTCGTTCGTCCTTGTTCAATGTCAGACAGGGTCCTTTCCCGATAAGCCTGCTGCTCCGGTGTCCGCATGGGGGGATTGGCGGTAGTTATCTGCTCCGGATTGAATGCGACATATGAGACTTGACGCGGATCGCCGCTGTTTTGTAGCCCTATGGCATTTGCTTCCTTGCCGCCCGGGGGACCCATCCACGCCTCTTTGATGATGAGGCCGTCATAGCCCTGGCCCTGGAGCCATTCACGCGTCAGGAGATCATTGCTGGTGCCCTCTCCCGGAACACTCTCCCTGTTCTGCGATAGGAACAGCATCGAACTTAATCCCTCTACTTGCTCAGGGGTCAGTATGAGTTCGAGATTGGGTATCTTGTGATCGTTGAAGACCCTGCCTTCGTATTCATTGCTTCCCGCCCTCGGATCATCTCGGAAGTGATGGCGATTCTTGACGCGCTGCAGTTCCTCTATGAACGCTCTGGCTAAACCCTGTTCACCATAGGAGCCGATTCCGAGGGCACGGTCGGCGTACATTAAACGCTCAAAGGGGGTGTTGCCTTCCAGGGCGACGCCGGGAAAGTTCGCTTCCAGATGAGCCTCAAACATCTCCTCAAAGAGTTCGTCAAGTCCCAATGCGGAAATAGAGGCCCTTTCACGAACGCCCTGCAAGAATCTCAGATCCGCAATCGGTGCCGGGTTTCTCAAATCCAGATGAACCGTTTTAACAAAAGCACCAGCACTCATCCCAGCGGCTGTTTGTTCGAATGGGGAAAAGTGGAAACCGAGACCAGAATCGGGGTTCTTTGTCCCGCCGCTCGCGCCGGCGCCGCTGATGTTGCGACCGTGCTCAAATTCTTCAAAATCATGTCGTGTCCCGTGATACATGATGTCAGTAAGCAAGGGCGGGAGTATGTCTCTGGGATCATCAGAAGTACCGTTCCCCAGTTGGGAATCACGCACCTTGAGACCCGAATGGTTCAATTTCCAATTGGTCCTGACTCCTGAGGGAACATGGCGCTGATCCCTTGTAGCAACAGAGAAATCAGACCACGTCCCCGTTTCAACGTCGTATCGCCTGAAGCCACCGTTTTCTTCGGCAACCACTAGACCAATTTCTGGATCGAATAGGTGCTCTGGCACCTGGGAAAGGTCGGGACGCCACCGCTCTCCATCCCACTGGAACATGGTTCCATCCCCGTTCGGAACAAGCGGCAAGTCTTCCCAGATGGGTAGCCCATTCTCGTCACGACCACCTGTCATTTGTTGCAACAGGCTCCGCTGCTGAGCGTCTCTGGCCGGGTTGCGGCGGATACCCAAATGTTGCCATTCGCCAGCGGCGCGGTTGTAAGTCATTCGAATTCCGCTGCTGTCCGTGTGGACACCGTTTTCATCAAGGTCAACATCGGCACGAGAAGAGCGGAAACCCCCTTCACGCTGGGAGCGCAGGCCAGTATCCGGGCCGACCATGATCCAATCATCATCCGAAGGTGTTGCAGATAGATCACCCGTACTGGGGACGTGAATGACGCGAGGGACGCGAGCCTCGTCGTCGTCCGGATCGGGCAAGTCGGAACTACCGGTGCTACGCATCCTGACGAATCGGCTCAACTCATTTAGACGGTCCTTCTCTCGGCCCACGAGTGGTTCTCGTTCGTTCCTGTTGGCGAGTTCGTTCAACTCTCTGTGAACTGAGGGGAGTGGCATTTGCTCGGGAGCGTCGTACAGGACGCGGATTTCCTCTGGCTCTTCGACTGTCGCCTGTACCTGACCCCTGACCACTGCGTTACGGACCATTTTTCGCTGATGCTCTTCCTCGTGATCCAGGGGAGCCGGCATGTCGTCCAGGGCGTTCTCAATGTTTTTGAGGACCTCTGCGCCCGTCCGTTGGGTAGCAGGCGTTAGGACGATGTCGCCGTTGTCGTCGATGGAGGTGACTTCGAACTCGCCCGGCGGGAGCAGCACATCGTTTTCCCTGTGAATCCCTCTGTCGCCTGCCTGCATTTCGATTCGGAACGAAGCACCTTCCACCGGTTCTGTTCGATCGTGTCGGTCACTGTCAGCGTGGCTGGATGCGGTACCGAACGTGAAATCGCGCTTGATGATGTCGCCGACTTGCCTCACGTCGCGATCGTTTTCGTCCCGCACTCTCACCGTGACAGATTCGGGCAGCGGGTTCTCGTCGATAACTTTCATTGCTGGAATGACGAAGTCGATGATCTCCCTATCCACATGGGGGCTGGGTTCATCTGGAGATGTTGAGATTTCGATGCTGTGATCGTCCGCGTACCGGGCGGCAGCAGTGTTTAGTTGGATTCGTTTTGCCAGTTTCTCTGGGTCTGTCAGGTCACGGTGTTTGGCTGGCAGGTCGGCATCGATCGCGATTGCTTGCTGTTGGCTTAGACCACCCATCATGATTGCCCGCCGGGTAGCCGTGTGGGCACTGAGGGCTTCGTCGGTTTCTCTGATGCTCGGAGGTTGGAAGACTCTGGTTCCGCCCAAATCGTCGAACAGTTGATCCGTGTCGCTCCGAAGTGACCTCGTCCAGTCGTCAATCCATCGTCCGTCTAAGGGATCTCCAGGCGCAACAGGTTTCCCTTCATTAGCAAGTTTGTTCTTGTAATAGTCGGTGGCTTTTGCACGTCGTGCGTTCTCGTTGAGGATTTGTTCCATGCCACGAGCAGCCAGATACATGCGTATCTTCTCGTTGTGGGTAAGTTCTCTGTCCTGGTCCAACCTTTCGAATGCGTCGTGGAGGGCTTGGAAGCGCTCGTCGAGAAGATCAGCGCTGATCGTGTCCATGGAAGCGTCTTCGAACAACCCACGATTTGCGATACCAAATTCTTCGTTGATGAGAGCACGAACCTGCACACCATCCCCACGAGAACCGACGCCTCGCGCGTGCATGCTGTCAATGCGTGGACCGGCTCGATCCACCTGTCTGATGGGACGACCTTCTGCGGTTGCTTGAACCACTCGAAAGCGATTTGGTTTACCGGAGGGTCTAACAAATTCCGGCAGATCAGCCTCGTTGATCAGCACTTGTCCGTCGGTGACGTGTTGAGCGCGCACCTGCCGGGCGGGTGCATCAAGGTATGAGAGATGACCGTCAACGACTGGTCCACCGATGATGCCCATTTGTTTTTGGGCGCTGAGTTCGGCTGTTGCTTCGATGTACATCAGCCGTTCGCGTTGTCTCTGACGCTCGCGGGTTTCCTTCAGTAGGGGGCCGCCCGTGTCTGCCGGGTCGATCCAACCCTGAGCGCCCCTTTGCTGTCTGTCGCGGAGGCCCTTCAGGCGCTGTCCTGCGAGAAGGTCCAACATCGAGTCCTTCATGAGGGGCATGTCTCCGGGTGGGAAATCGTTGTCCGGAGGTGCGAACATTTCACTGATAACTGCGTCTTCAAGGTCCTTGTTGGTCCAGTGGGAGAACGCGACACCCTCCTCGGCTCCCTCGAACTCTGGATCGTCAAGATGATGTTGTTCCGGGTAGAGAGACATCTCTCTTGAATCACCCGTCCAGTTCCCCTCTCCTCTTCGCAGGTTCCCTTTGGGGTCACGCCACGTCGTTGGTGGCCGTGCGTGGGGATCGGTGTATCCAATAGGTTTATGGATGGTGTATTTGCCATCTGCACTCAACTGGGATGCAACACGTTCAAAGAAAATGTCATGCTGTTGAGCGTGCGTGTATTCGTGATATGTGACCTGCATGGCTCCAGCAAAACGCGACCTGAGCATTCCTTCAGCCAAATCTTGAGAATGTTCTGTCCTCATCTTGTCCAAGAATTTGAACGGTGACATGTGCTGCTGATCTTTTAGAAACTTATGAAGTTTGTCCCACTTCTCGCCTTCCAACCCGTCGCCTGTGGAAATGATTTGAGAAATCTTGCCGGGAGGTACGGTGTAGTACTGCTTGAAAGTGGCGTCAACCGAGTTGATTGTGATTCGTGCCGGTTGGCCTGGATGGCGGGTTATCCCACCCGTACCCATCCCAAGGTAACGATCGGTACCTAAAATGAGTTCACCAACAACACCAGCCCGGTTCGTCCCAGTCCTCAGATCTCTATCCAGCATTTCGAGATGGGCGAACATGGCTCCGTTCGCGTTTACAAGCCAGTTCTCTCTGAGTTTCTCCACGGCGTCGTAGAGTTCCCCTCGCTTCTCATATTCCCTCCGCTCCCGCGAAGTGTGAGTTACCGCACCCAAATTGAGCAGGTCTCTCGAGGGGTTCGACCCGGGATCTTCCAATATGCGTACAGCATCAATCAGTTCATCTGTTAATAGGTCTTCCATTTCATCGTCGGACAAGTCGACCAATGTGATGGTGTCGGGGTCGAAACCGTCTTCTTCAGGTCTAAGCCCTCGCTTCGTATGACCCGCGAAACTGGTAATCGTCAACTTCGGTGGGGGAAGGGGATCGCCATCCCGATCTGAACCGTTGGTCCATTCTCCGTTATCTATCGTTTCCCGCATAAGTCCCCTGAGGGCTTCATACGATGCCCGAGGGTCAGCATGCAGATCATCCGGAAGTTCAATCCCTCGTTTCTTGGCAAACTTTTTGACGTTCTTTTCTAGTCCTGCTTGGTGCTGTTTCAACTGCTCGACGGTTCTGACACCGCGTCGTCGGGCGTCCGCCACGCCGTGTCTCAGTTGTTCGGCTATCGACATCTGAGTCAACGCTCTGGCTTCTTCCTGAGTCCAGCCGAGGCCGATGCGTTGAGCCACATCATTGGGAATTCCCACATAAGGGTTGGCGCCGTAATCGATGCCCATGCGATTCAGCAGGTGATCGATTGTTCCCCGCACACGCCCCAGAGACGGGAAACAAGTAGAGCCGGTTATGTCAGTGAACTGGTTTGCATTGGGGGTGCCCGGAGGGCAGCGGAACTTGCCAAGGTCGTCAACGACCATTCCCAACTTTCGGGCCGCACGACCAATCAGGGATCGGCCACCACCACCGATCTTGTCACCGAGGGACTTAAGTTCAATGTCCCGGTAGTCACTTCTGTCTGCTCCCCCGGTACGGGGATCGATGTCATATTCCCTGATCTGGATCTTTGGTTCCCTGGCAAGGCGGCGGACTGTTTCAAACGAATCCACGGGGGCGGGAGGATCAACCCATCCGAAGTTGGGTTTCTCGCTTGTATCCAGCATGTCCTCAGCGGTCACATGCAACTTGAGGATCTGTCCGGGCTTCCGAGTGGCCTTGGGGTCAAAGCGAATCTCGGGCGGCTTGGTGTAGCCACCCGGAACACGTTTCTCCGACTCCCGTTCTTTGTCGGGATTCAACACCTTGACGGCATAGTCGGGGTCCAAGACACGCGATTTGCTCAGCAAATACTGTTGCGCCCGAAAATCTGAGGCGGCGGTATTGAAGTCACGCCGACCTCTGGTCAGTCGTTGAGATACAAATACACGCCGCAAATGGGCAAAGTCCGCCATCTGGGCCTACCTTCTAATCCCTAATTGGAATCTTCGGCATCCTCGTTCATCAACTGGAACTCAATGAGCGACGACATGAAGTCGTCGTCCTCAACGTCGAGTTGAATAGCCTTTTCGCCACCAGCAACCCAGTTGGCTGGGATTAGTTTCGTGAGGCCGAGAGCCGTCGCGCGTTTCATGATGTGACGTTTGGCGGCGGTCTTGTCTGTGGCCCTGCCGAATGCTTGAATAGCGTTCTTGAGGTCGCCTTCTGATTCGATTGGATATGAACCATCGGGGAGTGCCTGACCGGCACCAGCCATTTCGCCGCGCTGCTCGTCACTGAAGGCACGCTTGAGCGCGATCTCTGCGGCTTCAGCCTCGATGTCCTCAGCCTCGTCGGCTTCGTAGATGTCGTGACCGAGAATCTCTCCATCGAGAGAAACGAACACGTCGTATGACTTGCCGTCCACGCCGTCAATCTCGACAGCGAAACAGTCAAATCCTTCGAACACGTCAGGTTCCACTGAAGCAACTTCGCCGGGGATCGACTTTGTTGCAACACCAGCAGCGTCGTTGTATCCGATGTACTCAACGACTTGACCTTCTACCGTTTTGTGCTCCAAGACGGAATCGTCCAAACGGTGGTAGCCGAGGATCTCAGCGTTACTACCATCAACGAAGACTTCGATAGCCCGATCGTCTTTGGTTGCCAAGTCGAGAACGAACATGTCGGCATCCTGTGAGTAACCGGAGTCGATGATCTTGCTGTCGAATTCGTTTTCGACCATGCCTTCAATCTCGAGTAGTCCTGGCATACCCTTTTCGGCCATGCATCCGCCGGGACAGTCGTCACAAACCGGAGAACCGCCGGGGTAAGCCTTGCGTTCGATGGCGCAGACGTAAGCCTTGTTTCCCAGTTCTCCGGATTTGACTCCCATGCTGTCGAGTCGACGCTGACGGTAGCCGGCGTAAGTTTTCTCGTCTTCTTCAGTCCACTCTGGACCGTAGTTCTTAGAGTTGCCGACCGGGTTGCCGTCTTCGTCGTAGACCTCATCGCCTTCTTCTTCGATGTTGATCTTCTCGTCTTCGACTGCGTTCTTTAGTTCCTCTTCCTCTTCAGGACGAGGGGGCGGGACGCGTCGTGGCGGAGGCATTTCCCCTTCGGGGGCCTCTTCGGCTGGAGCCTCCAGACGCGGAGCGGGGGGAGGAGGGGGCGCTGCTGGTGCAGGGGCCTCTTCTTCTGGGGGCGGTCCCTCAGGCGGTCCAGGGGGCGGTCCAGCGGGTGGAGGAGCCCCTTCGGGGGACATGCCCTCGCCGCCTTCTGCCGGAGGCATTCCTGGCGCTTGGGGCTTTTCGGGCTTCCGCGTTCTGTGGGCCTTTTCTGCCATATTAGTTTCCTCACCGAGGTCTTCTTCTAGTGGTACCATCTTGACAGCAGTAGCCATCGCTCCACATTTACCACAAACTTTGGTATCAGACTTGTAGCCACAATCTGAAGTGCCATAAGATTTTGCGCACTTTAGGAGATCACCTTTGTCGTCTACTTGAACGACAGCCTTATCGTCGTACTCCATATTCTCGGACTCCTTGTAACGCATAGTTCCCTGGGTGCAGCCTTGGGGGCTGGAGCATTCGTTGCATGGCATCTTAGCCTCTGTACCGGCCAGGATGCAGTAGTAGTTAGACTGTGCCTTTCTAGGTGCTCTCTGAGTATTGTATCCCACTGGCGGGCTGATCTTAGGCTGCTTGCCCATCAGAGAATGTCCATTCCAAGGTCAACAAGTTTTTCGAGAAACTTCTCTACCGCCGCGATGCGTACTGGCATCATTGATTCCACTTCGGGATGGGTTCGTCCAGCCGATTCGTCTATAACCTTCAAATAGTCGATCAGTGCGCGTTTTCTCTCTATTCCACTGACTTTCGACTTCATGCTCCACCTGCCCAACACGTCGAATAGCGCATCAACGATATCTGGTAGGGCGTCATTGTCGATCTGTATTTCCCCATCCGAGGTTTGGTGCGGATTCTTTGGCCCGTATCGAATGGATGATGAATTGAAATATTCGAAACTCTTTTTCAACTTCTGAAGAGCGCCACGTTTGACATCGTCGCGTTCTTTTCTAATTTCCACATCAAGGGAGTCGTAGACAATTTTGAAGAACGGAGAAGATTGTTTGATTAGTGAACGATCTTTCGGGTTGCGAGCCGCACGCTGTTTGGACATGTCGCGGCCAGACGCAAGCCCGCCATCGCGTCGAGACATGAACGCGTCGCCACGCCGAGCGCCAGGTTCTGGTTCGAAGGTGGCCGGTGTGTCACGTCCCGGAACCTCTTCAATGCGGGAAGGTCCAGCGCTCAAGTCGATGGAGGCAATCAGTTCGTCTAGTCGTTCATCCGCTTCCTCGTCGGCTGTCAGCCTGCGAGCACTGCGTTCCTTCGGGGTTTCCATGGCTCGTGCATGAAGTTCGTTGTCGGAACGACGCACCGACGGAGCCTCCAACGCGCTCTGCAAATCCTCCTCGGACAGCGCTTCGCCGGGTGTGAAGCGCGGTGTCGGCGATTCGGATCGTGGCCGTCTCTCAACATCGTCTAGATAATGGCGATCCGAAATAACTCCTGTTAGGCCTTGTCCGAGTTGTTGTCCAAGTCGGGCTTCGTCGCGTTCCTCTTCGGCCTTCCTTAATCTCTGCAGGGCCAATGCGGTGAGTTCCTTTTTGCCCAGTGGTTCAGGGCCGAGCGCCGCGCGTGCCTGCAGGGACCGATGAAATTGTGAGCGTTGTTCCATGGGAATATTCAAGTCGAAGTCGCGAGCCTCACGCCGTGCCAACTCTCGGAAGGCCAGCATTTGCCATGCTGTGATCTTCCAATCCTGAAGACGGGCGGTTTGAGGGGATGGGTAATCGAGAATTTGGTGGAGATGGTTCTCTTTAAGGTAGCGACCTCTGTCCATCTTGGCCATTGTCGCTTCCCGGCTCCCGGGCTCCAGTCCGGGCGGATTGCCGATTACCCGATACAGGTTGTTTCCGAATGTTTCGATTTGTGTCTTAAGGTTGGGTACGGAGTCCAAATCCGCGTCATCATCAGATGAGATACCAGGGATCTCATCTTGGTCGTATCGATCATCCAGCACTCCGTTTTCTGCCATCCGTGAGAGTGCATGAAACGCGACTGCCGCCTTACTGAACTCTGCTTCGTCGTGGTACTGCATTGGGCTGTCGCCGATTCCGAGGTCTTCGAGCCAGAAATTCAGTTCGTCGGCCTCGATGATCTCTTCCCACGTCCCTATCGCTTCTCTTACTGCGAGTTCTTGTTTAATACTTCGTCCCGGTGGGCTGTTTTCTCGGCTGCCTGCGCTGGGCTGCTCTAGCCAGAAGGCTCCAATTTTGTTCAGTTCATCGGTACTCATGTCGCTCAATTCATGAGGTCTTGTTCGATGCAGTGATTCGATTTCTCCTTCGACCCCCAGTTGGTCTTCGACGGAGAGAGCGTCTTGCTCGGGTTCTTCAACCATGGCGCGGTAATGTGCTCGGGCGCCCTGCACTTCATCATCCAGGGTGTCCAAATCAACAGGTCTCATCCTGGCCCCTGAGCCGCCGGGCTCTCCCGTTGGGCCTTGGGTGTATTCGTCGTCCATTATTGCCTGCGTCGATCTTGTGTCTTCCGGTCCCCTCTCAATGCGATTACGGTTTCTTGTCTCGTCAAGATCACCACCGGACGGGATGCCTCTCGCTTCGAAGGCCGCTTCCACATCGGATCTTGTCAACAGGGGGATGCCATCACCGTCGACATCGTCTGAAGCGTAAGTCCAGATCACGGGGTCATCGGGTTCCAGGCCGTCGCCCCACAGCGGGGTCCGTGCGCCGCTTGGACCGCCCCTCCGATGTTCCATCCATTGATCAATGGCATCAGACAAGGTTCCAACGAATTCTTCAGGGCCGGCGTAACTGCCGCCACCCATTAGGTCATAACTGCCTTCTCGCTCCATGTCGGGCCACACCTCGCCAGTGCCGGTTCGGGAGGCGTTGGTACTCCTGAGTTCATCTTCATCACCGCGTCGAGAAGCGAGACTCCCCGATTCCCGTTCCCGCCTATGTTCGATGACCGCTTCGATGGTCTCGAAGTTCGGCCCCTCGAAGGTTTCCCCGCTGCTTATATCCCGTGCTATCCAATTTCCCGTCCGGGGGTCTTGATCTATTTCGTATTCGTCGCCAGCCAGGCGCCGTGCTGGTTCCATTGCCTGCCTTCGTATTTCGTCCCAACTGGGCGTTGTCGCGCTATCTGGATCATCGGCCCAATCCTGGTCCTGGAATTCCTCCTCCGTTCCCCCCGTTCTCGCTACGTCCTGAGCGCGCCGACGATCCGGGTGGTCGGGAATTGGATCGATGCCCTCGCGATCGCGTCGAGAAGAGAAGCCCCATGGCGTTCGAACCGGGTTCATCTGCCCCATTACGTCGTCTTCATCTGCCCTTAGTCGAAGTTGTTCTTCTTGAGATAGAGCCTGACGGGCAGCGACACGCTCCTCAAATTTCTGATCGTCCTTTGCTTTCTGCTGACGGCGCTTTTCCTCTCGCTTCGCCCTCCACTTTTTGTTCTTTTCCATGTCTCGGGCTTCTCGCCTGCCCTCCCTTGCGACCTGTCGGGTTTCCCGATCTCCCCGTCGGGAGCGGAAGGCGCCCCCCAGATCCACGACCCCTTCCAATTCGATATCATCTAGGTCGGCGTCAGGATCCTCACTCTGTCCAGGTCGCTTGCGCAATGCCTCTAGGACACGCTCCCTGTCGCGGGCCGTCCGCTTACGATCGCGCTCTTCCCGAACGGCGTCACCTGTGAGCCGCGACGCTTCCATGCTTCGTCGCTCGGCGGGATGACGCTCGGGCCTCCCTACCGGTTCAGTTTCCCTTGACACCTGAGCGGTCCCCTGGGGATCGTCTGGAGCGTCATCCCCCTCGGGCGCCGCCTCCGTACCAACCCATCGCCTAGCCGTGTCGTCCACATCCTCAACGAAAGGATCGCCACGCTTGATGAACTTGTCGTCCTCATACTCTTCGCGGATCGTTTTAACATGCTCTCGTAGGCGACTGGCGAAAGTCATACTTCGATCTTCATCTTCGGTCAAAGTGCGACCGTTCTGATTTTCGAGATAGTCGTCAATCTGTACACCCAGCCGTTCGACCATGTCAAACGTCAGGTCTTCATCTCCGTCGAGAGTGTCCTGTAGGGAATCCCAAAATTCGACATGAGACTCATCTGCCCTGGAATCCATTGACGCATTCGCGAGCGCATTGCGCTTGGTGCCGATGTTGACATCAAGGGAGTCCATTATTCTGAGACGACGATCCCGGGCCGCCTGTTCGCCTCCGGAAGAGAGCGGCTTACCGACCTGATCCGTAAGGCTCCGCCCACTTTCGGGATCCAACAGTCGGCGTTGCTTGCCACCAGGACCCGGGTCGAGGTCGCCGAGTCCTCGCTGAACTGCCGTAGGCGTCGTTGAATGTGAGTCAGGAGATTGAGGTCGTCTTTCACGACGCTGTGGCGAAGGTGAGGTTTTAGCAGCATCGGCTATCCGCTGCCGGCGTTCTCTGCGTCGTCTGGCAACAGCCAGACTCGGAGTCGCACGCTCGTCCCGGGTTTGGATTTGTTCAAACACTTCGCCGAGAATTCGATCGTAGTCAGCGGCCCTCAGACGCTCTTCGGGGGGCGGCCAGTCAAAGAGTTGTGGCTGGCTGGAGCGAGGATTGAAATTGATCATCAACTCGTCTGCCTGCTCGTCGAGACTCAGTTCATCCCAGTTCTCCGGCTTGACTTCCTCCCATTTTTGTCCCACGAATCGCCCCTGCCCGGGACCCTGGTTTACCGCTTCGTCGCGCCTCTTCAGGCCCCCACTAGACATCTCGGGCTTTTCCCTGGATGATCGAAAACCCCGACGTTCCCCGTACCGTGCCATTCCCCTGCCGGCTGGGCTGTGGTTCGCGAAATAGTCGTGGAGCCGAATCCAATCTCGTGGTGACAACTGTTCCCCGCCACGGTCATAACGTCGAACCAAGTCTTGAACTACATGGAAGCCACCTTGCTGCCGTGCCCAATGAACCAAATCACCCTGAAGCCGTGGTGTGATATCTGCAGGTGCACCGTTGTTGGGACGCCGCGAAGCAAAGCCATGCGGTCGGTCAGGGAACTGTGTGTCCTTGACGACGTTAGGAGAAACCCATTTGCCCTTCTTGGAGAAGGCCGCCATTTCGAGAACATCTCGGCCAGGTTTGAAATAGCCATCTGGATCTACCGCATCAAGACGGGCATACGATTCAAGAATCTGATTGTATTCAGCAGAATCCAGACTGACTTTGCCGCCCTTGGCATTCCGAAGTTTTTCATCGTATGCAGTTAGACCGCGTTCGATGTTGGGATGTCCATCGTATTTGGCTCGCGTGGACTTCAGCCCATCACTGATTTCACCGACCTCTTCTTCAGAAAGAGACACTTCCATTCGACCACCATGGTGGGCGTTGACCCGGTTTCGGGGATCGGATCTAATCGCTACGGCAGCACTATTTAAAAGTTCTGCGACATGCGGCTCTCCGTCGCCGCGCAGGTTGTTGGACAAGTTGTGAAGTTCGTCAACCAGACGCGCTCGATCATCGGGGATGGCGGGGGAGGCTTCTTTCCCGTCGAGGATCTTTTGGGCTTTATTGAAGGTCTCGGCTTCCGCCCTATCTAGTCCCCTGTGGTCCCTCACCCTATTGGTGTGCCTCTTCAGTTTCTCACCCAGAGTTGGTGTTTCGGTGGGGAGGCCCATCCTGTCAACAACTGTGCCGTCGGGCTTTATGAGGTACGCCTCCGTGCCCTTGATGTGGTCGTTGAAGGTCTCGCCCAGACTGGCAGTGTGCTCTGGCAGCAGGAAGGCGGCCTTATCGGAAGAAATACCTCCGTAGACATATGTGCGTCCCCCTTTGAAGGTGAGTACGAGTTCTTCATCGCCTGCCCTGTAATGCGCATGGCTGATGGCTGTGCTGCCGAACGTGGGTATGTCGTGGTCTTCCCCCATGCCACGGCCTCGCTGTGATCGGAAGCCCTGACCGGTCGGCGTGAACGTCTCCAGGCTCCCGGTTGTTGCGTCCAGCCGTCTTGATGGTTCCATGTTCGCTGCTCGCGCAATCATTGATTCATCGGGCTGCGTTTCGATCCGCATGTTGCGGTCGTAGTTGTCGACCTTCTCGGCAGCCTCTAGAACTTCGTTTGCCCCATTCCGTGAATGCTGGCTGACACTTTCTTCGGCGCCGTATTGCTCTTGTTCCTTTTCCTCCATATCTTTTCTGAGGTCCCGCGCTGCATTCCACTCGTATTCGAGAGACGACTCCCAGTGGGGCTTACCATCGGAGTCGTCAGTTTCTAGATTCTCGAAGTAGCCCGCCCTGTCCCTGGGGGATCTGTGCTCTCCCACAACATATTCAGGAGTGAACAACGCCCGGAGGCCGTCATAGTCGTCGTTTTTTAAGAACTCTTTGATTGTGTCATCTGTGACGTATGCGCCGTTCGGCAACTGGCTGGGTGCCAACTTGTCAGTGATGGTGTCAATGCGATCTCTAAGTTGTTCGTCAAGGTCTCGCAGTTCTCCGACTACCTCGTTGCGTTTTTCAATCGCTTCTTCGAGGTCGTGATTTTCCTCTCTGAACCCGCCAAGAATATTGTCGTATTCGGTCCTGAGTGTGTCCCAGTCATCCATGAGCGAATTCCATGATGCTTCGCCACCGGGGAATTCTTCCAGGGAGGGATATTTGCGAGTATCGAGGTCATAGTCGAGACCTAGGGTCGCATCGAAATGCGGATTCTTTACCAAGAAGTCAAGCATTGCCTCACGGGCGCCTATGAGATCTCGCAGATTCCTGTGTGCGTCTTGGCCATGGAAATTTCTCATGGAAGCCAATCCTGCTGGCTTCATCGGGGGAGGGTTCGAGAGGGCGGTGACCTCTCTTTCGTTGAAGCCCTGACTACGCAGATCGGCGGCCCGACGGCTGGCAAGACCAGTCTCCGTTTCTCTGTTCCAAACAACCCTCTCGTCACGAGCGGGTTTGGGGGTGCGGGAGGCCCCTCGTTGCATCCGCCGACCTCCCTCTCTGTCTGGGGCTACTTCGGCAGCCCGGAGATCAGACCTGTTTCTGGTGGATTCCAAACCCCCGTCGGGAGCCGCCCACTCGAGAAAACGTCGCTTACTCCTTTCCCTCTGTTGGTTGCTTCCGCCGCGAGCAACCACCAGCATCTGCAGCCTCCTCATTTCAGGAGTCACCTTCTCCACGGCGATGCCGATATCGGAAGGTTTAAAACCGCCGTCGAGAAGTTCCCCGCTATTAGCGACCAAATCGCCCCTGCTGTTTGTTCGAGCGGGAATGTTTTTTCTGGGACCGCGAATGCCTCTCCGCTTGGATGAGGTTTGCCTGATCATCCTCACCGGCACAACCTGCATGCCCAGTCGTTGTGCGGCAGCCAGCCTGTGGTTGCCTTCGTCAAGAGCCAGGTCGCCGGTTTCGGGGTCGTATTGGACTATCAACGGATTCTTGATGCCGTTGGTGCGGATGTCCTCCGTCAACTTGTCCAAAGCCTCTATTTCATAGTCGTTTTCTAATTCCCAAGTACGCATTTCTCCGGCACGAGTAGCGGCATCTTCATCCCAACCATTGGAGACTGAGCCGCCGATGTTGCCCGGCATGTCTTCGAAGAAAGACATGGGGACTAGTTCGGTCCTGTCGAAGGTGTCGAACTCGGTCAGGGCGGGATGGGGGTAGAGGGGGTCGCTTACGTCCTGAATTCCGTAAGCCTCAATGATCTTTCGGGCCTGATCAGCACGGAACGCTTCGTATTCATCGCGTGACATTTTCCCCATGCGTGCTTTGGACGGGGGGCGCTCATCCATGGCGACGCCCTCTGCTGGGGCGTCCGGGGTTGGAGTGTCAGGGGTTTCTTCTTCCCCCTCTTCGTCCCAATTGCGTCCTTGTAATAGGCGTCTACTGGAACGAAAGCCACGAGATGGCCCGGGTTTGCGAGGAACTGCTGGTCGCTCCCATGGTGTGCCTTCTTGGACAATCATGTCCATGTCGGCGTCTCTGGAGTCTGGATCGAAGCCTCGAAGGGCCGCTCCGGCCCTACGAACTTTTCCCAACCCTCCACCACCGCCTCGGGGAAGGCCACGACCAAGCCTCCGGCCTAAGGCCTTTGTAGCCGTCTCAACGGCTTCGATGAAGTCGGGCGTCGCCCCCGACTTGATGACGATTCCCTCTTCGGTCACCTCAGCGATTACGCCGTGGTAGTCGATGATCGGATCGAGCAGTGACTTGGTGACGAAAGCGTCTTCAAGTTTGCATGAAATAACTAGTTGATCAGTTCCCGGCATCCAGTTCGCGTCACTCTTTGCGCTGTCGTCGCTGTCCAATTTCTGAACGATACGCATGACTCTGGGCATGACCGTTTCTTGAGGGGTGTGTTCGTAGCGATTGGCCGGATTCACTTGTGGCTTCGCTTGAACTCCGGGTGGCTTGAATGGGGCGTACACCATTTGTGGAGCAACTCGTTCGGGCTGACCCAACATGAACCCACAATCCGGGTGGTAATGAAAGTGGACCCGGTACAGGGCCGTCCCGTTGTCGGAACGTTGGACCTGGAAAATGGCCACACCGTCGGTTGTGCTGATCAGTTTGATCGGCTGTGGCGAACGGGATTGCAACTCCAGTTCCAATTTGGCATCGTGTTGATCGGACAGGTTCTCAGTCCGTGGAGTCTCGACGGGCATCATCGCGAGCATCCCGTCCTTCTCATAAAGATCATCGAAGGTGAATTCAAGATCGTCGGCTTCTGTATCTGGACGCTCCAGAACAGCAGCGTTGGCACCCTTGACGGAGATGGTTCCTGTCAGTTGATTCGCGCCATGCAGTACGGGGGAGCATTCGTACAGTTCCACTTCATGCAAAATGTTCGCTTGTCTAACCGGGTCGAATGTGGCGTTGATCGTTTTGTAGCCGATCGACCATTCCTGTTCGCCTCCGAAGAAGGCGACATTGGCGAAGGCTTCCCGACCCTTCTCGGATTCGAGGTTGAACTGAACTCGTGCATATAGGCCCCCGACACCTCCCGCTTTCATTTTTTCTGGGAGGCGTGGGTCGCTGGGTCCCACTTCGTGGATATCCAGGACTTTCCCGATGGGATCGTTCCAGTTGTGACCCCAAACGACGCGTGGCTTTCGCCGTTGAAGACTGCCGGTGAAGGCTCCCGGCTGGATAATGTCGCCGACAGAATCCTTGTTGCCGATGCCGGCCACGAAGCACTCAACGATACCCTGAGCCTTGTTAACACTAACCTGGCCGTTGGTCGCTTTGATTTGGATGTCTGTTTCCATACCTACAGGCATAGATAACTCCCTGTCGCTCTGTAGTCATGATAGAGCACGACGGTGGCAGGCAACTGTAAAATGATGTGAAAAATCTTTTAGTTTCTGTAAAGGGCCGTTAACCCGCTAGATTCCAAGCCCTACGCGACTCGCTGGTAGCAACTTTTGGACGCACTTTTGCCAACAGGTGAGTAAAGTGACCCACAAGGGCAGACTTGAATGCTATCAACCGGTGGTCATCTTCTTCTATGCGCAAGGCATAGGTGATTTCTTTGGATATCGCTTCTCTGCTATCCAGATTGATCGATTTGATTCTGTCCATTTGAGAGTTGACATGAGTGACAACATCTTCGGCTAGAGGCGGAGAATGTTCTGCCGACTTTCCCAAATAGGATCCTGTCGCATCTTGAACAATTGCATTCAGGACTGGACGAATATCCTCATCCATTTGTTTGTCCCATATGTCTTGAGGCATGAGCAAGTCGACTACAAGAGTTCCTTTGGAAAGTGCTTTTCTGGCCTTGGCGCCACCGGCCTTCTCCAGAACCACTCTTTGTTGACGTTCGAACAGACGCTCAATGCTTCGGTCCAAAATCCCTGACCATCTATCCAAGTCGGAATCTGCGGAGATTGAGTGAGCGTCCTTGAACTCCATGCTTCCGGATTCGTCAGACAGTTGCTGTGGCGCTCCTGCTGCTTGGGCCGCCATAGCGCCCTGCATGGTGTTCGGATCGAGCGGAGCCCCAGGAGGTGGCATTCCCTCGGCGGGAGCCCCAGGAGGCGCTCCAGGGGGCGCTCCTGGCATTCCTGGCATTCCCCCTCCGCCCGGACCCATCATTACGTTGGGTTCTGGTTCCGTTTCCTTGTGGGTGTTCGCTATGGGGGTGAGGTTCGGGTTTTGTAACAGGGAGTCTCCGAGTTCGGAATGAACAATCTTGCGCCCGGTTGCCTCTCGGTATTCGTTAGCACTGATTAGGCCAGTTTGGAATTCCTGGAGCACATAGCGTGACCGTTCCTGCCGATACATCGTTAGGGTCGGAACTTCGTCTAGGTCAAAGTCGACATAATGCTTGTCGTCCAACTCATCCAGGGCGCGAGCGATGTGTTGGAGGTGAGGTGCCATGGTTTCGCTCCAGAACACCCGAATCTCTTCGGAGGCGTTGGCGAAAGTTCGCCCAGAGGCATTACCGATCACCGACTCAGGCACACCGAACGAAGCCAAAATCTCTTCTTTTGTGATTTGACGCATCTGAATGTAAGCGGCATCACGGGGGCTTGCAGAGGTGTCGACATAATCGACACCGTCATCAGCAGCAATGACGGTCGTGGCACCGGCCTTGCCCAGATTCCCTCGGAACCTGTTTCTGAGTTCGTTCCTATCGTCGTCGTCGATCTCCCCCTTGACCACGAGCAGTCCTCCGGGACGACCGTCATTGAGGAGATAGTTTCGGTTATACAACTTGGCAAGGTTTTCGATTTCGATAGCCACGCCGGCGGCTTCCATTGGAGTCATGGAGAGGTACGGGTCGAGTGGGTGCGGCCTGCGAATCCACACGACGCTTTCGGGCGGCATGATGATTTTCCTGCCATCCGGCATGGCGACCTCATACCCGGAGACGAATCGTTTGGGGTGAGGAATGGGGGCCGTGGCCTGAGGTGGGAGAAGGTTGAGACCGATGATGCGACCGTCCCGCCCTCGGATCTTCTCAACGAATGCGCCGCGCGTTCCCATGAGGAGTTGGGCTGACAGTCTGTATCGGAAAATAAAGGAGTTCTCTCCGATATTGGATTTGGTGTTCAGGAGGCTCAGAATGGAGTCGTTTCTTACGCGCTTGCTTGTGACGATTTCACCATCGGGCACATTGTCTTTTCGAAGAATGACCGGAAGGCGTGCTTGATTTCCAGCGATGGCGTCAACGCAGCGGGCCACCCATGTGACCTTCTGCATGCCCTCTGAATGGGCTCGCTCTATGTCCCACCCATCACGGTATGGCTGACCAGCCAGACTGGGGTTCTGGGCGACGGGCGCACCTGGACCGACAATGGCCCGGCCCGCTGCCATCTGATGGGATTTTGTTTCTGGAGAAGAATTCCAAGCCATATTTACTCAAGACCTAATAGAAAACCAAGGACTCCACATGACACGCCAGCGACTATTAGCCCCCACGAGGGGCGAATCATCCACGCACCGATGCTTGTGAATATAATAAAGGATACCATCAGAGCATTTGCCGCATTCGCCCGACTAAACAGGACTCGGAGCCAGTTCATGTGCGTTACCCTATCGCACCCGTCGGGCTGTTCTAGAATGTATGAGGACTGGAGTTGCACACATGGCTGATTGGGAAAGCATCTTAGAATTCTTGCAGCCGAAGGAGTCTCCGTACTGCCCGGAAACACCCTCGTTAACTCAGAAGGTGTTTTTACGCACCTATTCCATGGAGGGCCTGTTCGGTGGAGCGGCTGGCGGAGGTAAGTCGTCAGCGCTGTTGATGGCCGCACTTCAATATGTGGATGTACCGGCCTACTCCGCCATCATCTTTCGTCGCACCTATGCCGACCTTGCACTACCCGGCGCCATCATGGACCGTTTCACAACATGGATTTCTCAAGCGGATGACGTGTCTTGGAATGGCTCCCTGTATGTGGCCACGTTTCCGTCAGGAGCACGAATCTCATTTGGCTACCTAAATAACAGTCAGGACTATCTGCGTTACAAGGGTGCGGAATTCCAGTTCATCGGGATGGATGAAGTCACCGAAATCAGGGAGCATGATTATCGCTACCTCTTTTCTCGGTTGCGTCGGCCGGCCTCAGGCCCCTTGTCGCAGGTTCCCCTGAGAATGAGATGCGCTTCCAACCCCGCGCCCAATTGGGTTAGGCAACGCTTCATCGTGGAAGGCGATACCACCGGTCGAGTTTTCGTTCCGTCACTCCTTACCGATAATCCTGGCATCGATGCCCAGTCGTATCGGCAATCGCTGCAGGCGCTGGATCCCGTAGAGCGCAAGCGTTTGGAAGAAGGCGACTGGTGGTCAACCACTCTGGGGACCATGTTCGACAGGGAGTCAGTTGTTCTTCTGGAGCACGACGAATTGCCGACATTGAGCCCCAAGGCGAAAGCCGTTCGGTTCTGGGACCTTGCGGCATCAGAACCATCTCCTTCTTATCCGGACCCCGACTGGACGGTGGGGACTTTGATGCTCTTTGACGCTGGGGTTGCATACATGCTGGATGTCAGGAAGATCCGTCACCGGGGAGAAAAGGTTGAGCAGTTCATTGCCCAGACGGCGTATGAAGACGGGGTGTCGGTCCCTATCCGGATGGAGCAAGAGCCGGGGTCTGCAGGAAAGGCGCTTATCAACCAGTACGCCAGATTTGTCGTGCCGGGATTCGACATCATGGGCATCCGATCAACCGGTGACAAGGTGACTCGCGCTCGCCCATTCGCAGCGGCCGTCGCCAATGGCAACGTGAGGGTGGTACGGGGAGCGTGGTTAACCGACTGGCTCGATGAGTTGTCTTCGTTCCCGGAAGCCTGCCCCCACGACGACCAAGTCGACTCAGCCACGGGAGCCTTTTCATTTCTTACGGGCTTAGGCTTGCCCCAGCGCAAGCGAGCCGCTATTCTGGCTTGATGCAACAAAGCCAGATGACTCCTGAAGATGTCCGGGCGCTGCGGATGGAGATCGCTGCCCTCGAAGTCAAGTTGGTCGAGTACACGAAGGACGACCATTCGGTCGAAGAATCAGCCGACCTGCTGCTCGAACTGAACTTGGCTAAACGGGATATGGGTTTTCTCTACGATGGCCTGTCAACTTGGCTCGGCAGAGTGATGGCCGGCAACCAAATTCTCGACCTGCGAGACAGAGCCTCGGTCGAACGCAAGATGTCTGCCAGCCGTTCGGGCTGGAGACACAAAGACCTTGCCCGAGACGTGCTGAACCGCATCGAACAGTCGTCGGTCGACATGGAGACAGGTGAGGTTGTCTTGTCCCCCAACCAAATGGTCATGAAGATGTTGGATTACCTCCAACCGTCGTATTGGCGAGTTGGAGCATTGAATAAAATCGGACTCAATCCCGATAACTATTGCGAGTCATCCGACCCTAAAATAAGTGTCATCATCAGAAGAGGTAACGCAGAATGAGTAAAGAAGTACTGAAGCAACTGTCCACACCGTTTCCCGAAGAACTGGAAGGAACCCTGAATAAAGGGGGAGTTGCCTTTAGGTTTGTTTCGGTCAACGAAGTAATCGCGCGCCTGAATGATGTTCTCGGAGTCGAGAACTGGGACTTCAAAGTCATCTCCTGCGAGCGCAGTCTTGAAGGGGGCGACAACATCGTCGCCCATGTTCGTCTGTCGGCACGCATCGGCGACAAGTCGCTCCAAAGAGATGCATACGGTGGCGCGGAAGTCAAGTCGAAAAAAAACGGAGGTCTCCTCGATTTGGGGAACGACCACAAGATCGCCATCTCGGACGCCTTGAAGAAGGCCGCTTCCATGATGGGGGTTGGTCTCTACCTCTACCGTTCCGAAGAAGCCCTTGCCCACGAGGCTCACTCTTCCGAGGATCCAGAAGTGAAGCAGTTGTACGACAACTTCACCAGCCTGATTGAGAAGTTCGACAAGGCCCAGAAGGAAGAAGTTGCGGTGTTCTGGAAGGGGCACGCTGGGGGGCGTCCCAAGCCGAAGCCCGAAGCCATGGGCAGCATTGAGGATCTGACAGCCCTCGTCCAGCAGTGTGTCGCGATCTCCTTTGGCGGAGAGGCCAAGAGTGAATGAGCCGGCCGCCAAGTGGCCGAAGAACTCCATGTACCAGTGCCCGTCGTGTGTTCGTCATTACCTGGGCGGAGGGTCCGCAGAACGATACGACGCATCCTGTAATGTCTGCGGCACCGCCATCGACCCGAAGGCAGACCGCATCAAATGAGTACCATCATGCAGACTCAGTTCGACACATTTACTCGTGAGGCGCTTCTTCGCCTCAGGGAAGAAGAGGCCGAGCGAATGAGACTGAAGTGGAAGGCAAAGGACAAAAAATCTAAATAAAGGTGAATGCAAGTGGATACTTTAAGTACGACGGGGATGATCCAGAGGTTCAAGCAGCGGGCTGACGCTGTACGCAAGCGCACCATGCCTCCGGTTGCGGGGGCTGAACGTAGAGAATTTGTCAAGCAGGCCGAACTCGATTATCAAGACTTTGCCCTGGTCGCTGACTCTGTAATAAGTTTGGACGGGGGAATCTTGACGATTGATTTACGGCCCGCCATCTGCGATGCCGCCATTCGCGGTGAAGGGCACCTGGAACGAGAAACTCAGGTCGCCATGGAGAACATCGCCAATGCCCTCCCGACCGATGGAAACCTGATCACCCCCGGAATGCTGGATTCCAAAGCAGACCTTCAAGCCCTGATCGACGGAACCGAGATGTTTAAGGTGGTTGAGACCATCGCATCGGTCAACGTAAACGAGTGTCCCGGTTCGACTCTGGGCGTGCCCGCCGCACCGGGACCTGCTGGTTTCAGTCTGACTCATGGGTATTTGGTATGACGGCTGTAGCGCCCCCACACCTGTCGCCTTCGTCGATGGGCACTTTCCGCCAGTGCCCTCTCAGATTCAAGTACAACAAGATTGACAAGATCCCCGACCCCTCCGGCAAGGAGGCGTTGATGGGGAACTTCGTCCATGATGTGCTAGAGGGTCTCTACGGCTACGCCCCCGAAGACCGCACTCAGGATCGCGCCCAGTCTTTGGCCCGGGAGGTATGGGACAACGACAACTGGGGGGAAAGAGTGCAGCCCCTCGTTCCAGACGCAGAGGAATATCGGATGTTCCGCTGGAAGGCCTGGTGGTGCATCGAGAACCTGTGGAAAATTGAGAACCCAGAGGAAATAGAACCCGACGGTTTGGAGTATGAACTCAACGGGGAAGTATCCGGAGTGAACCTCAAGGGATTCATCGATCGCTTCACTATGGACGAAGACGGTGGAATTGTCATTTCCGACTATAAGACCGGCAAGGTCCCACGAGCAGATTACGTCGATCAGCGATTTCTGCAACTGCGTATTTATGGAACGTTGGTCAATGCCTTAGGTATCGGACGGACCTCCAGTTTGGAACTGCTCTACCTCAAGGACGGAGTCAAGTTCGAAGTTCCCTTTAGTGAAGAAGACATCACTAATACGAGCGAGTATGTACGAAATGTTAAAGACGATGTAGATAAGGCATGCGCTACGGGAGATTTTCCTGCACAGAAATCGGTTTTGTGTGGATGGTGTAGTTACAAGGGGATCTGTCCACTATGGGCCAACTGACTGGAGAAAAGGTGAACACGATGCCTGACGAATTCTTTGCTCGGTTGGTTGCAGACGATGTGAAAAATCGCGTTACTGCACAGCAAAGAAAAGAGTTGCTGCTCGAAGAGAATTGGGATCGCTGGAAAAGGGGAATTTTGTGCCTTCTGGACAATCTCGAAGATCAAATTGAGAATATCGAAATAGATGCTCAGGCCGATGCGGTCAGGTATGGGGGCATGGGGCGGCCCGGCAAGCGTTTGGCGGACGAGGCCGCACGGGCCTACGACATGCGTAAAACCAAAGTCGAACGGTTCCGGCTGCATGTCGAACGTCGCCTGAGCCAAGTGGAAAGCATGATCAAAACGGGTAAGCCCATCTCCGAGAATCCGTGGGAAACGGTTGACTTCTATCGTCGAGCAATCATTACACATCGGAAGATGCTCAACGAACTCGATCTGGAGGATACGGCAATCGACCGAGCCCTGTGGGCTACTCTCGAGAACCGCTGGGACTTCGATCGGGTAGATCCGCTGACGCTTTAGTAGGAGTAGATTTCAATCATGCGCAGCCGCAGCAAGAAGAAACAACGTGAATATGTTGAGCGCCGCAAACTGGTTAAGAGGATGCTGGAAGAGCGCCCATATTGCGAAGCCTGTCCTGTTTTCGCTGAACATGATGGGGCTGGCTCTTACGTTCGCAACGGCAGCGTCGATATCCACGAATTGAAACGCCGTTCTCAGGGGGGATCCATCACAGATGAATCGAACTGCATGGCGGTGTGTCGCAGATGTCACCAACGTATCGGTGACCGCCCCCAACTCGCTGTCGACTTGGGCCTCGCTAAAAAAAGTTGGATGCCATGAACATTCTCGGACTTGATCCGTCGCTTACTTCAACGGGAATATGTGCCGGCGATAACCACGGTGTCGCATATCAGTCCCGCGAAGAAGATGCAGCGCGGCTGGTGGACATCCGCGACTATGTCTTGCGAATGTGTCTCGAAAATGATGTCAAGTGCGTGATCATGGAGGGCTACTCTTACGGGTCGCGTACTCGAGCGCACGCCCTGGGGGAACTCGGTGGAGTGCTAAAAGTGGCGTTTAACGAGGCATGGATTCCCTATGTCCTCGTGCCCCCCACCTCGCGAGCCAAGTTCGCTACCGGTCGAGGGAACGCCGGCAAGGCTGAGGTCATTTCTGCTGTGTCGTTTAAGACCAACAGATCATGGTCGGGCAAGGGCATCGAGGATCGCATCGATGCTTGGGTGCTTCATGAAATGGGTCTCGAATATCTTGGCCAGAGTCAGTACGAGTGGCCGGCGGAGAACCGCAAGGCTCTTGATGGTATCAATTGGGAGCCATTACTGATGATGATAGGAGTGGAGAACGGTGAACCGATCACAACCGATTAGTCAGGTCGACATTGAGAATCAACTCATGTACCTGATCGAATCGTTGGAGAGTGAGACGGAAGCCTTCGAGCAGTTGGCGGAAGATGCTGCAAAGAAGGAGTCACGGTACAAGGCCAGTTGGGCCAAAGAGTACCTTTCGGCTAAAGGGTCAATCAAGGAGCGGGAGTCGTGGGCTGACTACAAGTTGGCCGACACGCAGTTTGACTTCAAGTGCGCCGAGGCTCTCGTCAAGGCTAAACGGGAGAAGTTACTCTCGTTGCGAACCTCGATTGACGCCATGCGAACCCTCAACGCAAATGTCAGATTTCAAGTAGGTCCGTGATGGAACACAACGTGAACGAGTCGTTGAAATCCCTGCTTGTTCCTCTGGATTCTCTTACTCCGTTGGAACATAATCCACGGGTTGGAAATGTCCCAGCGATCATGGCTTCCTACGAGGAGTTTGGTCAAGTCAAACCAGTTGTGGTGAGACCCAATGGCGATGGCATGTCAACCGTTATTGCTGGGAACCATCAGGTCGAAGCAGTGAGGCGTCTCGGATGGACGCATATTGCTGCCGTGCCGATCGATGCGGACGACAAGCGAGCGGTTGCATTTGCTCTCGCAGATAACCGAACAATGGAGTTGGGGCATACGGATTCGGCGGAGGCGGCCGAGATGATCGTTCAAATTGTTGATGAGTACAACGATTTGATGGAGAGTCTCCAGTGGGATGATTTCGAAATCGCTTACTACGAAGAACAGTCCAGGAGGGGAAAATCTGACGATGGGGATGAGGTTGGTTTTATCATCCCGGGGATTACGGAAGTGGTTGGGGCCGCAGCCGAAATGTTGGCAGGGATGGTCCAAGAAGATGAAGATGGGACACGACAGATTGTTGCCGACGATTCGGTAGACCATGCCGATGTGGCGGTTCAAGGAAGCACGGCGGTAGTGCCGGGTGCCGCTCCGCGGGCAGTGGTCCAATACACGATCGTTTTTGACGATGCCGACCAGCAGAAGCGGTGGTACGACTTCATCAGATGGCTTCGAAATAATCCAGGTTATGACGGAACCACCACAGGGCAAAAGATTCTCTCATTTATTGATTCTCATTCAGAAGTATGAGTCGTCAGAGAATGTTCCTCGACATATCGTGTGTCGAGGCGGCCCGACAAAGAATCCGGCACGTTTACGACACATTTGACACCGTCTGCGTTCAGTTCTCCGGGGGCAAGGACAGCACGGCGGCTTTATACCTAGCCAAAGAAATCCATGAAGAACGTGGCCTGGGTCCAGTAAAAGTCATTTTCCGCGACGAAGAAATGGTCAGCCCGCTCGTCGAAGAATACGTCAACATGGTTCGTCAATTCGACTGGGTTGACATGGAGTGGTATTGCTTGCCTGTTGGCGCGGAGATTTGGGTGTTGGGCCGCCGACAGTCTTTGATCATCTGGGATGAAGAGCGGGCAAAAGAAGGAAAACTGGTACGCCCCATACCCGACTGGGCCATCACCGCCTTTCATTTTGGGTTAGATCATTCCAAGCCCTTGACCAAACCCATGGACGAATACATGATGCAGGGCAAGGCCGGTCAGGTCGCTTTTATTACCGGAGTCAGGGCTTCCGAGTCCATGATTCGTTACAGGTCGGTTGTCCAGAAGTTGAACGAGAATTACATTAATAATCCTTACAAATTGAGCAAGAGCGTTCCCCTCAAGTTGGCCAAAATCATTTACGACTGGAACATTGATGACGTGTTCCGGTTCATTTCGGAAGAACACAACGCGCCCTACTGCGAATATTACGACCGGGCGGTGGTGACCGGATCCAATACTAGAGTCGGAGTTCCACTGCACGCTGTTGCTGCCCGCCGCCTCGGCGATTTGGTAGCAACGGAACCAGAGTTCTTTGATCGTCTTTGCGAGTGTTTTCCACAAATAGATGCCCAGCGGCGATGGTGGAAAGATGTTGACGTTGACAAGTTCATCGCCCTCTATTCCGAGAACGGTTGGGAGGGTGTTTCGGAATTCATTGATGCCTACATGATCGGACCCGGTAATACTCAGCGGGCTAAGGCGTTGACTGCAGAGTTCCGTCGCAAGCATGCTCGTGATCCATATTCGTATCCATTCGAAAACCTGTTGCGTCACTTGCTGCTGAAGGAAATTGGTAGCGCCAGGTCAGTAACGCCGGTCGGGCCAAAGACGCGAGCGCATACGCTCCGGTTGAAGGAGAATGAAAATGGAGATTGAATTGGTCGAGGGTGAATCCCTCAACGTTCCCGACTGGGGTGCCACTCATATTCTGAGGCCCGATCTGCTGGTCTTGGCGCGGTCCATCGCCGAACACGGAGTTCTTGCGCCACTGGTGGTGCAGCGGGAGGGATCCAATGTCATCGATGGAGCACAGCGCCTGCGTCTCTGTTTGGACAATGCTGCCCTTAACGAGGCGTGCGAGGGGAAGGTCCCCGTGGTGTGGATCGACTGTGACAACGCGGAAGCGATGATCTTGCATATCCAAATCAATCGAGGACGTGGGGCGGTGGTAGCCCACAAGTTGTCCAAATTGATCAAGACACTCAAACGTGTCATGCGTATGACCGACGCTCAATACAAAGATTTATTCAATATGAAATTTGATGAACTCGAGTTGTTGTTAGATGGTTCGATCATCAAGCACCGGAAGGTTGCGAACCATAGGTATTCTCGGGCGTGGGTTCCGGTAGAGGCTCCGCCGGGGACGACTGACAGCGATCTGGCGATTCGTCGTAAGGTCGCTATAGAGAAGCCACCCAATCCCGACAGGTAGTGAATGGTAGACTCTTACTTAGATTCGAATCCTGTAGGAGCCTCTATGAAGTTCGGTATATTCAGTGGATTTAGGCTGCTTGTAACGCTCATGTCGTTGCAGCCTTTTTGGATCCAAACCAATTGGGCCGACCGGTTCAAACTGCGCTCGGGTCTAACTCGCCGTTTGGCAAGTGCTGCTCTCAGGCGGAGGACTTCAGGACGCAGAACCGAGAGCGTAAGAGATCTGACGCGTGCAGCGCTGCGGAATAGAAGGTCTGGATCGTAGTGACTTGCCTGCGAGGATGGTAGAAACGCATGGCATTAGTAACCAAAGCCGACATTGTCAAATATATGGACATGACTCTGAGTCCCTTGCAAGAGGACTCGGCTGATGTGATTTTGGCGGGTCTACAGTCTGAGATGGAAACCTATTTGGGTCGCCCGCTTGAGGTCAACACATACACGGACGAGGTGCATGTGATGGAATCCGATCATGTCGGCGTTCCCATGGGCTCCTTTTTCTACAATTATGACTCTTCTAGCGCTGTCTCTGGCGCCTGGCCCACCGTCTCGACCTTTACCGATCCGCCCGAGACGGTGTATCTCCGCAATAGTCCTATCGTAACTGTTACATCTGTTACGCGTAGGGGTGCGTCGGCTTCTGCCACTACGGACACGTTGGTGGAACATACAAATTATGTCATTCGCCGTTACGGAATCGACGTGTACGGCAGCCTGCCCAACGACAAGATCACGGTCACCTATACGGCAGGCTTGCTGGGTTCCGGCATCCCGATGTTCAAATTGATGATCTTGCGCGCTGCGGCTCGAGAGATGCAGAACATGCACGATGATGTTGTCGGCATCAAAGATCTCGATCCGAGAGAAACCACTCTGGCGGAAATCGGTTTCATGGAAAAAGAATTGCTCGCCATTAAGAGATACCGGCGCGTAAGGGTTTCGTAATGCGGATCGATATTGATGTCGAATACGACGACGACGAAGCCCAGAACAAAATCGATGCGATACAGCGCCGGGGTAAGAACTTCAAACCTCCCTTAGAGGAAATCCGCGACGAGTTGCAGAAAGCCTGGACCGGCAACTTCATGGCCAATGGTCTTGCCGTGGGAGGTTGGGCTCCGCTGGATGCAGAATACGCGTCTTGGAAGGCTGTTCATTTCCCGGGAACGCCACCGCTCGTCCAGACTGGAGAACTTTTCAAAGCCATCTCCACTTTGCGTGGAGTAGAGATTGACATCGATCGCCACAAAGCCGAATTCAGCCTCAACAATATTCGGATAGCAAAGTTTCACCAGTATGGAACAGAACACATGGCCAAACGTGAAATCATTTTTGAACCAGCAGGCGCGAACAGGCGTTGGGGCAAGATGATGAGGGAATACCTTGAAGACGGCGGGGACGGAGATCTGTTGTAATGGCACTTCCTACACTTCGATTAATGCACGGTGCACATTTTGCGAAGCAGTTTGTCACCGACTATCTGACTGGGGATCTTCCTGCTCGCGTACTCGATTACAGAAATGGCTGGGGAGGGCTCACGGACGCGGAACTACCTCTTCCTGTCAAATATCTCAGTTACGAACCCGTGGCATTGGACAAGTGGCCCACCATCATTACGGTTGCCCTCTCGACAAACAACTTGGAGCGCGTCGGTTATGGCGGCGGAAGCACCGTTGCTTACGGTATGGACCCCGAATATCGGGTGGCATACAACATGAGAACTTACATTTGGTGTCGAGGTGGCAACTCGGAAAGCGCAACGCTGATTCGTGACCGTCTTACAACTGTTGTGCGTTCAGCCTTGTTGGATTATCCAAGCCTCAAAGCCACTGACCCTTCTCATTCCTTCCGGGCAGAGATTGACGAGTCGGGTATGAGGGAAGAATTTTCAGACCTTACCCCTCTAAAAGGTGAGCGTTTTTTGGCTGGTGCCTATTTAGGGTATGAACTCTCCCTTGATGAAGTTGTGATGCGTAAGGCCTATGGCACAGTTGACGAAGACGGAGTTTCCTTCGGGGTTAAGAACGTCGGTCTGTCGAAGGACACTGCGGCTGGAGCGGCACTTCAGGAACTCTCACTCGCGACCGCCCCTGTTCAGGGTGGTGCTTCCGAATGATGCCCATTGTCGAAACCGACTGCATCTGCAAAGAATTAACCAGCGCTCTTGATCCGGATGCCTTCGATTACGAACGCGCCAATGCTGTGGTAATTTACAACAACAGCGGATTCATCCTTACGACTTGTGGGTATGGACACAGGGTGGCCATTTTTGCTTTAGGGCTGTGTTCTCCCGATCACCCAAACGTTGCGGATGCAATCGAACGTGGCTTGGTGGCAGTCAAGAGGAAGTATGATTCCTTCGGACATCCTGTAGGCGACTGATAAGGTACAATCTCATCATGGCGAATAAAACTTTCAAGCATTCAGATCATGCATCCCACCTCGACGATCCTGCCGGATTGACCTGGGTGCGAAACCCGACTATGGCCTCTTGCACGGTCACCAGCGAAGGTCATGTTCTACCATCAAAGACCTGTGGTGGAATGTCATCAGTAGATGACATCACTCGGGCACTCATCGAAAACAAAACACTTATCCCCTGTTCAGCCCCTGCCACTGATAGAGGAAAGCCTCGCGAAAAAGAGGTAAAACGGCCCGACGCGAAGAGTAGCGCCGGCGATACCCAGGAAGAGAAGTCAGATTAACGCACGGACTTCAGAAGGATGACTCTTCGGGGGCTCCATAGTGGTAATCTTATGGGTAGTAGTTGCACGAAGACCCCATAAGGTCCTCGTACAATAATAGACGAATATCAACGGGACGGTTCATATGCCTGGTGTCACGATTTCAACTGCAGTCCGAAGTGGTCCAATAGGGAACACTATTCGGCCATCCTCACAGGCTTTCTTTTGTGGACTCGCCGATCGGGGTCCGACAAACAAAGCCACCCTTTGTGCCAGCCTTGTCGACTTTGAGTCGGTCTACGGCCAGTACCAGTCCTATGCGTATCTTCACTCAACTGTGGAAACCTTCTTCGAAGAGGGTGGCACACAGTGCTGGATTAGTCGCGTAGCCGGCCCGGCAGCCACTACGGGGTTTGTAACCCTGAACGACGGAACCAACGACACGGTTACGTTCACTGCCAACGGTCCCGGTGCATGGAGTTCCGGTCTGTCAATCACCACGGCTGCTGGCAGCGTTGCTAACAGCAGGACCGTCACTCTTGCTCTCAGCGGCACAACGATTTTCGTAGCCTCGGACACTACGGCCACCGATCAGATCGTCAGCAAGTTCACCAGCAGCCCTATCGCTTCCTACTACGTCACCGTGACTGACGAAGGCGGCGCACTGGTTGACATCTTCGCTAACGCCCAGTCGCTGTCAGCAGGCACCGATGATCGCGCCAACGTGACCTCTGCACATTACGTCACCGGTCTGACGAACTTCAACGACGCCTACGGGGTCGGTGCGGTGGCTTGCCCGGAGTCAGAGGTTCAGGCCGTATACCAGGGCCTGCTCTCTCACGCCAACTCTCACAACCGGATCGCACTCATCCACTCGGCAGCGGCACAAACTTCCGCTCAAGCCGAAACGCTGGGAATCACCATCCGAAGCAACGAATCGAACGGTGAACACGGTGCGTTGTATTGGCCGTGGGTCAATGTCCCAACTGCCCTCGCCGGTGTCACTCGCAAGATCCCACCGGATGGATACGTTGCAGCCTGTCGGGCACGCGCCCATAACGGCAAGGGTTCCCATCAGCCGGGCGCTGGCATCATTTCCGTAGCCCGCTGGGTGGCCTCTCTCGAAAGCGAAGCCAACTCGGCGGTCGGCAACGCACTGGACTACGACAATGTCAACGCCCTCCGGGTCATTGACGGAGCCGTTCGGGTCTACGGTGCACGCTCCCTGTCAAATGACACGAGCAACTTCCGGTACATCACCGCCCAGGACACAGTCAACGGAGTCGTTTACGAGGCCAACAAGTCTCTCGAAGACTTGGTCTTCAGTGTTATCGACGGCCGAGGCAACATCTTCGCAGCGATTGCGGCCAGGTTGATAGCCATTCTGGAGCCACGCCGCACCTCGGGGGCCTTGTACGAAGCCTTCGATGCACTGGGCAGGCGAATCGACATGGGCTACACCGTCAAGTGCGACAAGAGTCTCAACCCCGCGACACAGTTGGCGGATGGACTCGTCAAAGCAAAGATTGGCGTTCGGGTGTCTAGTGTCGGCGACCAAATCAATGTCGACATAGTCAAGAGCAACCTCACCACTTCAGTGGTGTAGACGGAGGTACTTAAATGCCACACGGTGGACCACAAAAACTTTCACAGCGCCAGATCGTATGTTCGATCACTCCAGCGGACGACATCTCCCCTTCGTGGGGTGAGTTTCTATTCGCTCAGGTTTCCGGTGGTGAAATTACCGCAGCCGTAGAGAAGGTCTACGAAGGTGGAGCCGAGCACCCATCTGTGCTATGCGCCCCTTACGAAATCGGTGATATTACTGTCACGGCCCACATGGACGACAAAGAAGAGCAGAGCACGGAACCTGGCTTTGGTGGCCAGGGCGTTGCTGCCAAACTGGCACTTCTGAGGCCAAAGGTCGGG